GAAAATTTTAACATTTTTATTAAGGTTGGAGACACGACAATTTGTCATAGACAATTCGACGCTAAAGTGTACCCACCTAAAATAAGATACACCGTAGATATACGCCCGCACATAAAAAGTATACTTTCGTCTTTGACTGACATTTTTTCCTCAAGAAAATTAAGTTATGAGTACGCTGGAGTTCTAACAAAGGGGTAATATTTATCTAAAACAAAAAAGAAAAAATATGGCGTCGAACAAAAATTTTGATTATTTAGGAAGTACTTTTCAGATTCAATTATTAAACCAAATCATAGTTGACAAAGATTTTGCAAGGTCAATTATTGATGTACTTGAACCAAGTTATTTTGAAAATAAGTATTTCAAATTAATCATACAAATGGTTAAAGAATATTATTCAAAGTATGAGTACGTACCAACATTCGACACTTTAGAACAAATTACAAAATCAGAGTTCCAACAGGAAATGGCGTCCAAAATTATTTTAGACACTTTATCTAAAGTTAAGGACGCACCATTAGAAGGAGGTGATTTTGTTCAGGAAAAGGCATTAAAATTTTGTAAACAACAAGAATTACAAAAAGCAATCACAAGAGCACAAAAAGTAATTGATGGTGGGGAGTTTGAAAGTTATGACAAACTTGAAACTTTAGTTAGAGAGGCATTACAAGTTGGTGAAAGAGAAGATGGTATGTCTGACGTTTTTGCTAATTTAGATGAGGTTTTAAATGAAGATTACCGACACCCGATACCAATGGGAATTCCTGGTATTGATAGACTACTTAAAGGAGGGTTAGCTAAAGGTGAAATTGGAGTTGTTTTAGCACCGACAGGTGTAGGTAAATCAACATTGTTGACCAAAATTTCAAACCACGCATTCAATTTGGGGTATAATGTTTTACAGATATTTTTTGAGGATAATCCTAAAATTATACAACGTAAACATTTTACACTCTGGACTAAAATCCACCCTGACGATTTATCAAACAAAAAAGATGAAGTAATGGTTAAAGTTAAAGATATAAAAGAAACTATGCCAAATAAACTAATTCTTAAGAAGTTACCGTCAGACACCATGACTATGTTACAAATCAAAAATCAAATTAGAAAGATGGTTGCTGATGGTATAAAGATAGATATGGTATTACTAGATTATATTGATTGTGTGGTTCCTGATAAAAATTTAGGTGACGAGTGGAAATCTGAAGGTTCAGTAATGAGAGCATTTGAGGCAATGTGTCATGAAATGAATATAGTAGGATGGACCGCGACTCAAGGTAACAGAAGTTCAATATCTTCTGAAGTAGTAACTACAGACCAAATGGGTGGGTCTATAAAGAAAGCCCAAGTTGGTCACGTAATCATTTCCGTGGCTAAAACATTACAACAAAAAGAAATGAAATTAGCAACTATTGCTATTACTAAATCAAGAATAGGTGATGATGGTGTTGTGTTTGAAAATTGCAAATTCGATAACGGAATGTTGGAGATTGATACAGAATCATCAGTTACTTTCTTAGGTCTTGAAGAACAGAAAGAAGAAAACAACAGACAAAGAATAAAAGATTTGTTGGAGAAAAGAAAACAAAGAGAAGAAAATAAGTAAAAATTATGAATGAAAATATATTAAAGGAGAACCCTAATAGGTTTGTTATCTTCCCGATTCAGTATAATGATATTTGGGAATACTATAAACAACACCAAGCAGCTTTTTGGACCGCTGAGGAAATTGATTTGACAAACGATATTCGAGATTGGGAAAACTTATCGGATAATGAAAAGTTTTTTGTTAAGAATGTTTTGTCGTTTTTTGCGGCATCTGATGGTATTGTTAATGAAAATTTAGCGGAGAATTTCTATCGAGAAGTACAATATCCTGAAGCTAAATTCTTTTATGGTATACAATTGGCAATGGAGAATATCCATTCGTTAATGTACTCTCTTTTAATTGATACTTACGTATCAAATCCTGAAGAAAAGGACGAATGTTTTCACGCAATTGATAGGTTACCTGCGGTACAGAAAAAAGCAAAATGGGCTCTTGAATGGATTGAAAATGCGTCATTCCAAGAGAGATTAGTTGCCTTTGCTGCAGTTGAAGGTATCTTCTTCTCAGGTTCATTCTGTTCTATTTTTTGGTTGAAATCTAGAGGAATCATGCAAGGTTTGTGTAATGCTAATTCATTAATTTTTAAAGATGAAAATTTACATTGTGATTTTGCAATTCACTTATTAAACAATCATTGTGAGAACAAACCATCTGAAAAAAGAATTAAAGAGATTCTTCTTTCGGCTTTAGAAATTGAAAAGGAATTCATAACAGAGTCTCTTCCTGTTTCATTAATAGGAATGAATTCAAATTTGATGAAACAATATCTTGAATTTGTGGTTGATGGATTACTAATTAAATTAGGATGTAAAAAACACTTCAATGTTGAACAACCATTTAAATTTATTACAATATGATGTCACTTAGAATTAAAAAACGAAGTGGAGACGACGCGTCGTTTAATCCACAGAAAATCTATAATCGAATTAAACGAGCGTCTAAAGGATTGAACGTTAATTCAGATGAGATTTTTATAAAAGTAATCACTTCAGTACCTACCGAAGGATTGATTACGACTAAAGAGTTAGATAAACTTATTTATGAAATTGCTGCGGCTTTTACAGGTAGTCATCATGATTATTCTCGTTTAGCTTCTTCAGTTGCGATTTCTTCATATCATAAGGAAACCGATAGTAGTTTCTCGAATACTATGCACATGTTACACGATGAAGGAATCGTTAATGATGAATTTATGAATATGATTGAAAAGTATGGTCCTGAGAAAATTGACGAAGTAATTAATCACGACAATGATTATAATTTTGATTATTTTGCTTGGAGGTCTCTACAAGAAATGTACTTATTAAAATTATCAAACGGTAAGGTAATTGAAAGACCTCAACACATGTATATGAGAGTTGCCATTTGGGTGACTAAATCATTTGAACAAGCGGTTGAGTATTATAAATCATTATCTAATCAGTTGATTTCACCAGCAACACCAATCATGATTAACGCAGGTACCAAAGTACCGCAATTAGCGTCTTGTGTTTTACATTATAACAATTCAGATTCTCGTAACGGATTATTAAATACGTTAAACGACATCTCGACGTACTCATCAGATGCTGCAGGGATTGGATTATCGATGTCAAATATTAGAAGTAAAGAAAGTAGGATTTCTTCATCAGGAGGTTTCGCGGGAGGATTATTAAAGTATCTTAAGATTGTTAACGAATCACTTAGATTCTTCAACCAACAAGGTAGGAGACCAGGTAGTGCGGCAATTTATCTTGAACCTTGGCATAAAGACATTTTTGACTTATTAGATATCAAGAAAAACACAGGTGCTGAGGAACTAAGAGCTCGTGATTTATTTACTGCTTTATGGATACCTGATAATTTCATGAGGGCGGTTAAATCAAATAGCGATTGGTATCTATTCTGTCCTAATGATATTAAAAGAGCGGGTTTAAAACCGTTACAAGAATGTTACGGACAAGAATATGAAGAAGAATATAATAAGGCAGTTAGTCTTGGTATCGGTAAAAAGGTTAAAGCTCAAGATATTTGGACAAAAATTATTGAATCACAAGTTGAAACAGGCGTTCCTTATTTATGTTCTAAGGATAGTGCGAATAGAAAGACTAATCACCAAAATATTGGTGTAATTAAACAATCGAACCTTTGTAATGAGATTTATCAATACACCGATGAAGAGACTACTGCGATATGTACACTTTCATCAATGGTATTAAAGAACTTTATTATTGATGGTAAATTCGATTTTAAACTACTTTATTCTGAAGTAAGAAAAGTGGTTCGAGCATTAAATAAAGTGGTAGATATTAATAACTACTCAACCGAGAAAGGACGTAAAGGAGGTCTTGAACAAAGAGCAATTGCTATTGGGACCCAAGGATTAGCGGATGTGTTTTATTTGATGGATTATATCTTCACTTCGGAAGATGCGAAACAATTAAACAAGAACATTTTCGAAACTATTTATTTTGCGGCGATTACTGAAAGTATGGAATTGTGTAAGTCAGGAGAATACAAACCATATGCTCATTTCGAAGGCTCCCCAATGTCAAAAGGAGTTTTCCAATTTGATATGTGGGGTCTTGACTACGAAGGATTAGGTAGAATGTGGGATTGGGAAAGTCTTAAATTAGAAGTTTCAAATCATGGTGTTTGTAATTCTTTATTCACCGCTCAGATGCCTGTCGCATCATCAGCAAAAATCACAGGTTCGTTTGAAATGACAGAACCCGCTCACTCCGCATTATTTAATAGAAGAGTCGTTGGTGGTGAAATTATGATTGTTAATAAATACTTAATTAGTGACTTTGAAAAAATTGGTATATGGTGTGAAGATTTAAAGAATGAAATCATTCTTAATGAAGGGTCAATCCAAAATGTAAACTTTAATAATTACCTCGATTTAGAAGACAAACGTTACAACTTTAAAGTTAAAAGAATTGAACACCTAATTCAAAAATATAAAACAATTTGGGAAATTTCGCAAAGAGAACTTATTGATATGGCCGCGGATAGAGCACCATTTATTGACCAATCACAGTCGATGAATATCTATATGGCGAACCCAACGTTATCAAAGATTACTTCATCACACTTCCATTCT